CGATTACCAGCGAGGGTGGCTCTGCGACTATGCAGTTACAGCAGGGCGTGGCAAAGGCTTGGGTGAATTTAGACGGCAGTGGTACGGTTACTTTATTAGACAGCTTTAATATAGCTAGTGTAGGTGACAATGGTACCGGAGACTTTACGTTTAACTTTAGCAACAATATGTCAAACACTACTTATTGCCCAGTAGCAGACGTACAATCAACAGTCTTGACTTATTCGTTGAAGAACACAGGTATTCATACTTTAACAACCAGTTCAGAAAGACACACTTTTGGTTCAGGTGCTAGTGAAACTGGTAAGCAAGACTTAGCTATGAATACAGTTCTATTTGCAGGAGACCTAGCATAATGGCAAGCGAACTGAGACTAACAACGCTGGCTAACAATGCAGGCACCGAGTCTGTAGATACTACCTATGTGATTAACGGTAGCGCGAAGGCTTGGGTTCATTTTAACGCATCAACTGGCACACCTGTCACACAAGACAGCTTAAACCTATCATCTATTACCGATTCTGGAGTAGGAATTTTTCAACCAACTTATTCGTCTACATTTGCTAATGATGACTACTCTTTTGTGGCAATCACTGGGACTGGCTCTGCTGGCGGCTGGGCGATTGAAGGGGCAGACAGAACAACATCTAGGACAAAAATGTATACGTTAAGTAGTACCGATAATTTGTCAGATTACTCACACAATAATGCTTTAGCACACGGAGACCTAGCGTAATGGCTTATTTAGGTGTTGACCCAAATGTAGGTGACATTACCTTTCAGACCTTTACAGGTGACGGTTCAAGTACCGCGTTCACTCTAACGCAGAATGTTGTTAGCGGCGAAGCTATTATGGTTGTTATCGGCAACGTGGTCCAAGAACCGGGGGTCGGCAAGGCATATACAGCTTACGGCACCACACTGACTTTCTCAGCCCCACCAGCTAACGGCGATGTAATACAGGTGCGCTTCTTTGGTCGCGCCGTGGATCAACCTCTCAGCTACGCAATGGCGTTGTTTAAGTACACCGCAACAGCCAGCCAGACCGCGTTCACAGGCGCAGACGCTAACGGGGCTATCTTATCTTTCTCTGGCAATGATGTAGATGTATATCTGAATGGTGTGCATCTAGACACCACAGATTTTACTACCAGCAATGGTGATACGATTACTCTGGGGTCTGGTGCGGCGGCAAGTGACGAGCTTGTTATAAGAGCCTATCGTGCGTTTACCGTTACTGATACAGTAAGTAAGTCTAGTGGTGGTACGTTTGCTGGAGAGATAACCGCGACATCTTTTCAGACCACTAATACTACAGTGGATACGGCGGTATTTAGAACCAACGACCAGACTGTAGACCAGAACACAACCATTGGCTCCGCTAAGAACGCATTGGCGATTGGTCCACTGACTATAGACACATCAACCAGCATTACCGTAAATGGTAATCTGACTATATTGTGAGGCAGGCATGGCTTCGATAATAAATGTAGACCAGATAAGAAACGCGGCGGGGACTGCCGCGAAGATAGATGTTCATGGTTTTTCTGTAGCACTTATAGCTGACCAAAAAGCAACTAATGTGTCTGGGGGTGCTTCTTCTGTTGGTTGGAATGACAGAGACTTAAACACAGAAATTTTTGACCCAGATAATATTGTCTCTATATCTTCTAATCAATTTACGTTAGGGGCTGGGACGTATATTATAGAGTTTTCTGCACCTACTTACAGGTCGGGCAGACATATTACTCAGCTTTATGATGTTACTAACAGCGCATCAGTGCAAGACGGTGCTATGGCATTTACTCACAATCAATACGCGGGTTATAATCATAGTTTTGGTTACGCTAGAGTTTCGATAACAGCTAACACTACTTACAAAATACGCCATCACTGCGAATTTTCTTATGCCACTAACGGACTAGGAATTAAATCAATCGCAAGTGGAACAAATAGTATTTACACTCAAGTTAAAATAACGAAGCTGGCGTAGGTTAAAAACATGTCAACATTATTTGTAGATACAATAAATGAAAAGACCAGCGGCAACGGGATATATATTCCGGGTCATGTGTTGCAGGTGATTCAACAGGAAAACACAATAGGTGCAATAGGTACAACTTCCACTTCTTTTGTGGCAACTGGGCATATTATTTCAATAACCCCAAAGTCTACTTCAAGTAAGTTATTATTGTCTATTACAGGGGGGCAAATGACCTACCAATCTAGTGGTGAAACTATAAGAACAAGGCTTTATCGCAAGATAGGCTCAGGTTCTTATTCTGATTTACTCGGTGATTTTCAGCGGTGTCATTATAGTTCGACCTATGGGCTTTCTCATTCTTTTTCATACTTAGACAGCCCAGCAACAACTTCAACAGTTTATTATCAACCATATTGTAGAAGTCTAAATGGAAACCTAGTTTACTACGATTATACTTCTGTTGATACTAACGCTATGATTACAATCATGGAGATAGGCGGATGACCAGCATATTAAAAGTCTCCGAGATTCAAGACCCGACAAACTCGAACACCGCGTTGACGATTGATAGCTCTGGCAATGTTTCCTTTGCGGGTGGTGTACCTGTTTCATCAGGCGGCGTTAAAGAAATAGTTACAGGCATTTGTAATGGTGGTAGTCAAACTGTTGGCTCTGGTACATATACGTTTTCAGACGTAACTGCCGTGCAACAGTTAACCACTAGTTACGCGGATGTAACAGGTTCAACTATCGCGTACACACCGCCATCAGGAACAACTAGAGTGCGTTATGATTTTGAAATGAAGCTAAAGGCTACTGCTTTAAGCGGCATTTCTCACTATAGATTTTATATTGATAGTGTCGAAGTTACTGCGGCAAGAACCACTAGAAACTTTAGCCACTCCGCAAGTAATCAAGGCAATCTTCTTCAAACATTTAGCTGGATAATAGACTGTAACGCTTCATCAAGTAGCGCGTCAGATGGTTCTTTCACTAGCTGGACATCTGCTAAAACAATGAAATGGACCGCAAGAGAGTATAGTTCCCAGTATCAAATGTCCTTACACACTAATAATTGGTGGGATGGCGCTGGCGCAACAGGTGATAACCTTATTTATAAACCAATAATAACTATAACAGCGATAGCTTAAATCATGGCAACAGTACAAGAAGCAATCAAAGTAGTGGACGCGGACGCTGAGTGGGTTTTGTATGGCGGTGAGCCGACAGACGCCATCAGCTTCAACGCGGCTTTTCGCATTGTCACTGGCACCGATGACAACGGTTCCGCCATCCTGTCCGATGACCCAGATGATTGGGGCAGCATATCTTGGGGCACGGTTAAGATTGCACTGGCTGACTTAAACGCGGCAGAGCCTATGAAGCTACTGCGTGAGGAGCGTAACAAGCGTATTGCAGAAACAGACTGGTGGGCATCGTCCGACCTTACTATGTCCGCAGAGCGTACTGCCTATCGTCAGGCACTGCGCGACATCACAGATACATACTCATCACTTGACGATGTGGTGTGGCCTGATAAGCCGGAGTAAGCTATGAGTAACGCTAGAATACTTGCTGATTTGATGGGAACAAACACTACCGTTCCTTCTTCAAAGCTGTCTCTTGGTGCGGCAGACTTGCCTAGCGGTACCATCTTGCAGGTAAAAAACACCACTTTTACTGGCACAAGCACAACAGCTTTTGCTTCATCTACCAATACAAAGCTAACAGATTTGTCTGTAAACATTACACCCACATCTACTAGCAGCATTATTAAATTAGAGGCTTTTGTTACAGGTGAACTTTCTAATAGTAGCACACACTATAATATGGTTTGGTTTTTTTATAGAGACAATACTACATTAACAGCAGCAAGTGCGGGTAACAGGTCAGTAGGTATTCAAATGGGAGTGGCAAGAAGTTATTATTCAGCTAATGATTCTTCTACGCCAGAAAGTGCTACTTATATGTACTTTGATTCTCCGAGCAGCACTTCGCAAATAACCTATACAGTAGGTATTGTTTCTTATTATGCTGGAAATTGGCATTTAAATAGAACAGTTGCAGATACAAATGATGTAGACCATGAGCGTGGTATTTCTACCATTTCTGTAACAGAGATTGCAGGCTAATGTTCGGTGTTCAGGCGATATCTGAGAATAGTTTTTCTACCCAAGGCATTGTGCTTCTTGGGTCTGAGTCGCTTGACGCAAACTTTACACAGTCCACAGATTTGTCCTCCATACTTAACGGCAGCATGGACGTTATCGGTGCTTTCTCCAAAATATCCGCTGCCTCTGGTTTGCTAACCGCAGATGTAGAAATTACATCTGACTTTACACAAACCGCGCAGGGGTTGCGCTTCGCTACAGGCATAGCAGAGCTTGACGCAAACTTCACACAGACAGGCGTTCCAAACATCACTGCCTCTGGTGTGTCTGAGCAATCTGCAAACTTCACACAAACCAGCACACAGACATTAATTGCTGGTGGCGTTGCAGACATTAGTGGCAACTTCACACAAACCTCTGCGGCGGTAAGAATACTGTATGGGCTGCAAGAGGTAGAGGCTAACTTTGGTGTTAATAACGCGCTAGGCGGTATGTTGTTTTCCGCAACTTTTGAAGCAACAAGCGAGTTTTTAATTACCGAAACCCTGGCTGGGCTAATAAGGTTTGGGTCAACTTCTGTAAATTCTTTGTTCATACAATCTGCACAGGGTGAGTTATTGTGGGAGCCTGTTGACTCCAGCACTACGGTAGAGATATGGGTTCCAATAACTCATACGGGTGATACATGGACACAAATCAACGCTGGTGGTACAATAGAGCAGTGGAATCAAAAGGTGGTTTAGATGGCAAGTACCTATACTTCAAACTCAGGCATACAGAAACCCGGTTCAGGTGAACAAGCGGGTGCTTGGGGTACAACTGTAAATACAAACTTTGACATTATTGACCGCATTACTGGCGGTGTTGGAACCATTACGCTTACTGGTACCACTCATACTTTAACCACCACCGATGGCTCTCTTTCTGATGGTCACTATAAGGTTCTTGTTCTTAGCGGATCTCCCAGCGGTACAAACACAATTACTATCAGCCCCAATGACCAAGAAAAACTGTATTTTGTTCAAAATAGTTCCGGTCAGCAGGCCATATTTACGCAAGGCAGCGGCGGAAATGCTACCGTTAATAACGGTGACACTGCAATTATTTATGCAAACGGCGCGGGGTCTGGCGCACAAGTATCTGACTTTACTGGCACACTTGCTGCACCAACCGACCTTGTAAACGACACAACTCCGCAGTTGGGCGGAGATTTAGATGCGAACAGTAATGATGTTCTGATGGGCAACCAGTCAGTTAAGTTCGGCACAAGCAAATGGGAAATCGTACTGGACACAGGGGACGATGACCTGTTGTTTAAGTACAACGGCTCAACAGTATTTAAACTTTCTAGCGCGGGTGCGGTTGTCGCCTCTGATAACATTACAGCTTATGGAACACCTTAATGGCTCTACCAGCATCTGGAAATCCTATCAGTTTTGGCGACCTCAGAACGGAATACAATACTGGTAGCAATACGGCGATATCTATGGCGGACTACTACAGAGGTGGTGGTTTTATTCGCACTTTAGCTGGCAACAATACCGCAGTTAATTTGTCTGCTAATGTTCCTACAAGCGGTACAGTTTCTTTAGGCAGTTTTCATTCTCAAGAAAAAGGCTTTCAAAAGACGTTTTCTTCAAACGCAACAGCGCAAAATGCGTCTACAATTTTTGGCTCTGATTATACTGTAGACTACCCAAAAAGAATTGTTGTTAACTCAAGCGTTACAATATCTGCATCAGTGGGCGATGATGCTATTGAGTACCCTTCAGGTGCTGATGGCACTCTTACAATAGTAAACAATGGTACTATTAGTAGTTCAGGCGGCTATGGTATCAACAATTTAAGCTCTCAAACGATTACTGTTACAAACAACGGAACGGTTACGGGTGCGCCAAGCGAGGGATTTAATTCTACATTTTCTGGCAATGGCTCCGCACAGATGAATTTCGTAGGTGGTCAGGGCGGTGCGTCCGCCCCTGATATACGGCACTCAGATTATGGCAGTAGCGGCTTTAATTGCAAACTTACACGCTCTGGTAATGTGTTTACTGCAAGTTGGACATACAACGAGTGTGATTATGCAAATCTAGGGGCTGGCTCTACAAACATATCTTCTATTTTCCCTCTTACGGGAGCGGGAGCTTTGGATGCCACAGACACCGCAGAGTACGTTATAAACACTTCAGGTGGGTCAAACGGAAGAGATGTTCGAGATTTGGCTTTTGGCTCTCAAATTATTAACGGTCAGCGTCATTTTTGGTTTTGCTCTAACGCTAAAGCATCAACCCTACACCTTGGTAGCACAATGAGTTATAGTCAACATGGGTTTACTTCTAAAGCCATTACCACAAGCAACAGCCGCAGAAGTTCTATTTTAACTGCTGTTCCAGGTGCCGCAACAAACGGCTTAGTAACGGGAGTCTAACATGCCACTAACTAAGTTACAGTTTAAGCCCGGTATTAATAGAGAAGTTACTTCATACTCTAATGAAGGTGGCTGGCGTGACTGTGACAAAATACGGTTTCGTTTCGGCTTTCCTGAAAAGATGGGTGGCTGGGAAAAATATACCAGTGGCACTTACTTAGGAACAGCCCGTGCTTTGCATAACTGGATTGCACTAGATGGCTCTAACTATCTGGGTATCGGCTCCCATCTAAAATATTACATTGAAGAGGGTGGTACGCTGAACGATATCACACCTATCCGCGTCACTACCGCCGCAGGTGATGTAACCTTTGCTGCAACAAATAACTCTACAACTATCACAGTGACAGATGTCAGCCACGGCGCAAATCAGTTTGACTTTGTGACTTTCTCA